GAGCAGTAGAAAAAGTCAGCGTTTGCCCTGATATGCTGTAAGTGTCTTTGTTTTGATAAGTACCATCCATATAGACTTGAACTGCGTTCTCGCTTGTCGGTGTGACTCCTAAGGCTAGGGTTGTATCGCTGTTGTCTCCTGTCATGGTTGCTAGAACCATGTTGGATCCTTGCACGTTGTTTAGTGCTGAGTAGATTGTAATAACTCTACCGTTAGCGGGAGCTGTAGAAAAAGTGACGGTGGTTCCTGAAACAGTATAAGTATCATGAGCTTGGAACACACCGTCTATAAACACCATAAGTTGTTGTTCGCCAGATACTGCGTTGGATATAGTGAATGTTGTATCACTACCATCGCCTGCAAAGATATTAGTAACTAAGAAGTTACCTTCACCAACATTACCCCAAGCAGAGCCTGAGTAGCCTTCAAACTTAGACGATGTGGTGTTGAATCGTAGATCTCCCGCAACAGGCGAACTGGCCCTCTGCGCTGTTGTACCTGTTGGCACGTTTAGAGCTGTATCAAGCTCTCTGATTGTTTTGCCTGCCGGGAGAGTACAGAACACATCTTTTGTGCCTGCACTAAAATCAACAGCGCTGTCGCTGTTAGAACTAGAAAGGATAGTTGTTCTAGATAGCGTGTCTGGCGAGGCATCGGTAACTGTTCCGATACCTACTTCAAACTCCGTCGTACCTTGGCCTGCGATACAGTAATAAGTAACGTTGCTGTTACCTATACCAGCGACAAAGGTTTCAAAACCGGTAGCCGCACCCGCTAAATTTAAGGTGCCTGTACCAGTTGTAGTGGTAGTTTCCTTTACCCTGTCGTTAAGGACGAAAGCCACTTTGCTTTCTCCTTACGCTATTCTAATAATAGCTGTAGACGCAGCGGCGGCAGGAAATACTATTGTAAAATCACCAGCAGTGGATGTCTTGTCTCCACCAAAGTCTATGGTAGCAACAGAGGCGTTAGTTGCCCCAGTAGCATTAGTGTTATAAATCATACAACCTCTAGCAGTAATAGTAGCTGTGCTAAAAGTAAGATCTGAAAAATCAGTAAAACCAGTCGTACCGCCTGATGTAGGATCTATTCTAGATAGAGTTCCTCCGCCTGAAGTATAGTTGGTGCCACTTGCTTCGTTTGTTGTTGAAAAAGCAGTTGTGGCCGCACCTATGGTTGCAGAACTTGTAAATAATGCTAATTTAAATACATTTCCTCCAGAGTTTTTAAAATTGTGAATTCCCTCTAGAAGCTGTTTTTTAAAGCTTGTTGTTAAAGTTGATGTAATTGCCATGTTATATCCTTTTTATTATGTTTGCTAAGTCCTCATCACCAGCTTTAGTAAGCTCTTGAATAAGACTAGCTTTGTAAGATTTTATAGCATTTTTTATGTAAATTAAACAAACTTGTTTTATCTGCTCTTCGTACGCTTTTGCTTGCGCTTCGATGTGCGGCTCTAAGTCTTCAGAGGTGCCCACTAACTTATCTGTTAATCGTTCTGCCCAAAACTCTGGCGGATGCCCACCATAATTACTGGTTCTAGTTTCTATAATGCCTAAAGCAGGCAATCCCTCTGGAGTTATTTTATCTACCATTTTTTTGGCTCGTTTATTTTTGCTTTGTTAATGTCTTCTACACTGAGTTGATTCTCTGTATGTCTATCAACAAAAGTTGGTTTATTTACCCAAAAGTTTTTTTCTTCGCTTTTTTTTATGGGAGTTATTTTATTTTTTTCTTGATCGTATTTAGGAATTAAAGGATCGTCTAATCTATGATATCCGTAAAGCTTTTCTTCATCTGGTATGGCAGTATCAAGCAAGAAAGAAGAGTGAGCTACACCGACTTCTATGCCTTCTTTCATGCAAAGAGCAAGCCAGTATTCACAACAAGCTCGTCCTGCTTCAGCAAAATACAAATTACCTTTGTAACCAAAATCTATGCCGAATAAATGCAAAGCACCTACTTTATTCCAAAAAGCAAAAGCTATGGCATAAGCAACCGTGTTGTTTAAATAATGACAGTTAGTTTCTTCTAAAACTTCTTTGATCGGATAAGCAACGTGACCTGGGCATCTGTCATCAACTTCGCATGTATATATTGGGCCTTGATGATTTGTTAACATTTCAACAGCTCCATCGGTTTGTAAGCCCGCATCATCGCTATCAAAAAATCTAGACGCAGGATCCATCATAAAAACTCTGTCGTGATAGATTACGTTACCGACCGCGTTGATTGCCCACACCTCATCAAACTTTGTGCCGTTAGTTTTAGCTAACGCAAAGTCAAACCAACTTTGTCCTAGCCCTACAATAGCTACTTTTTTACCCTCAAGATCTTTTATCTTATCCATTATTTCTCCTTGTTTTGTTTACGTTAAGTTACTTGCGTTCTTAAAGAGTCGTATCTGTACTCATCTCTTCTTCCTCTACCTTCAGCTTTGTTTTTCAACCTAAGTATTTCTTGTTGAAATCTATTTTCATACTGAGCCATAAGGTCTGGTTCGCCTTTTAAAAATGTATAGGCTTCAACCAGAGATCCATATAATAAAGCGTTTCTAGCATTGCTTGATAACCAAGTTCCAGTTGTATCTGAAACTATGCTAGTTGGCTTGTATAAATAATGCAGTTCAACGCTGTAGTTACTGTCTGGAACTGGCGCAACAATTATGGTGCTACCGTTATTCGATGCAGTAGACAGCTCTTTATCAAAGTCTGCATAGTACAAAGGTTTGCCTCTCAAAGAAGTATCGGATACATCAACGGTGTATTCCTGCATAAAGCTAGGATGTTTTTTTAATAAAAACTCATAGTCGTTGTTGCCATCTATTACTGCTAAAGAAAAGCTGCTAGAGAAATCTGTCGGCGTTGTTAAGAATCTGTTACCCGTTGTTAAATTACCTTGTACGTTCTTTCTAAAAAAATCAAACTGCACCAGTTCAAATATTCTTTCTTCTGCGTTTTTAACAAAGTCAGGTATGGTTGCCGTGAAAGTTGTTTCTGTGCTTTCACAAAAATTTTGTATCAATGTTGTTAGTTCTGCGTAAGTCATAATTAATTATAGCATTAAGGTGTGTTTGCTTGCCCACCCATGCCAGAATGGTATGTGCAATAGTAATATAGCGTTGGTGCTCCAGAGGCTACCGTTATTTGTGTGTACGCACCTGAACTACCTGGAGTTCCATTAGTGGTAACGCCTGTTGTGTATTCATAACCACCGCCGTGGGTGCCGTTAGCCGTAGTAGAAAATCTAAGCGGGTGTCCGCTATTAGAAGAGTCTGATTGGTCAAACCTATAAGTGCTGCCCTCTGATAACGATATGGTCGGACTAACCGATCCGTTTAAATAATATTTATTACCAGTGCCGTAAGAGTTAGTTCCAGAAGCAACGGTAACGGTGTATGTAGTTAACGATGACGTGGTAACGCTTGGTGTGCCTAACCCAGATGTAGCTGCCTGACCTGTTAAAGTTTCGTTCACTGTGGTACCTGTAACAGATATTGTTCCTAAAGAGACAGTGGCAGATAGACCGCTAGGCGTAGCTCTATTTGCTGGTATATCTACGGTAACAGTAACATCACCAACCGAACCTACGGATCTGCCAACTTCAAATAGTTTTGGCAACGAATCGTTAATCATAGAAAAGTTCTGCGTGATTAAGTTTGCCGTTATCACCACATAACCTTTACCGCCGTCAGCGTCTTGATCTGGTCTAGGATTGCTTAGAGCTTCAGCGTCAGTAACGTGTCTTCTTGGTTCTAGTTGTGGATGTTTAGCATTCCATTGGTCTGGACCCACCAAGAGCCCGTCCCAGGTACGCTTCATATCTTTTAACGGATAACGAAAACCACTTATGTCGCATATACCGTAAGCGTTTTTTCCTACAGCTTTTGCCATTAGTACCCTTGATGATAAGGAACAACTCGTAAAGATGCTCTGTCTTCATCTTGATCTGCTGCTCTTCTAAACTCCTCTTCGTATACGCCTTTCAAAGTCATGGTTCTTTCTGGAGCTCTTTTCATGGATAGGTAATAAGCTAGTCCAGCAACGAAACAAGGATAAAACCTAAACGGCATATCCATTGTATTCAAAGCAGTATCAGCATCGTCCATTCTAACTATCTTGTTAAACACTAAAACATCGGTTGAGTTTTCTGGCGATGGCCAGATTTTTAACACTGGAGTGTTTAGTTTGTCTAAAAAGAATTGTGTAGGTCTGGCTTTAGTATTTTTGTTAGGAATATTTAAATATTCGCTTCTACCAATCCTATCCATGCTGATATCTGTTTGAGTTTGATTGACAGTTCTTCTAACAACAACGTCTAAAATATCTATTATGTTTGCATTTAAAGTGTAAGTGCTGGTGCCCTCAGTGACAGTTTGCGTATCTTGTTCTATTGTCCACTGATTCAAACCTCTGTTAGCCCACTCAGCCAACATTAAGTTAATAGATCTTCTAGCAGTTTTTAAATCGTAACCTGTTCTTAATTCTAAACCGCAACGTTCGAAAGCCTCTTCAACGAACTCCGTTACGTTTGGTTCAAAATTTGTGCTGTTAGAAGTTGCCATTTCAATCCTCGTATAAATTGTTAAAAGTTATATTGGGATCCAAATAACTCTCATGTCCTTCTGCTGAGTGTGTCCACTGCGAAGGCATGAAGTCTGGCGCACCTTCTCCAGTTCGCCACAATGCCGGGCTTGTTGCCCTAACTCTGTTGTTTGGTAAAGCAACAAAGTTTCCAGTCCACTTTCCAGCGTCGGTTAAATATAACACATGTGATTGTTTATGTTGAGCGGGATCATCTGCTATCTCATTGTTAGTATAGTCAACAGTAAACAGATATTTACCTGTGTGAAATTTATTGCCTATCTTACAAATCCATGGACTAGAGCTGACTCTATCCATAGTGATTACTGAATGATCTCTCGATTCGCAGTCCCAAGGCTGCGCTAGATGATCTTCCATGGGTTCAGGCCACTTTTTTAAAGGTATATCAGCGACCATGGCTTGTATGGGCAATCGTGCCCACATAGCGCCACCATGAATATTGCCTTCAGTCCAGTCATCGTTGTCTATTTCACAACCTGTGAACACGACCTGAAAGCTTAAAGATCTGTCTGGTATGGTATTAACTGCAATCGCATACGCATGGATAAACTCTCCATGGTAGTCAGTGTGGTTGCATGTAAACTCTCTCCTTACCCAACACCTAAAGTACGGGATATTACTAATTAAGTTTGGCACAAACTATTTTCTTCTGCCAGCCATGCCACCTTTCGCATAGCCCTTAGTTCTTTTAGCCATTCCGCCCATAGCGTATCCTTTGGTCTTTTTAGCCATACCACCTTTAGCGTAGCCTTTAGTTTTTTTAGCTGCGCCGCCCATTGCATAGCCTTTGGTTTTCTTGGTCATGCCACCTTTAGCGTAGCCCTTGGTCTTTTTGACCATGCCACCCGTAGCATAACCTTTTGTTTTCTTATACATATTTTACCTATTAAGCGTAAGTTTTTATTAATTCTAAGATGATTGAATAAGTATCTCCGCTACTGTGACCTACGGTAGTAAAATCAATGTCGCCTGTTTTACCAGATCCTGCATTGTTTGGAATACCGCTAAACACTTCGTCGTAATACTCATCGCCTGTGCTATCTGCTGGCAAGCCTGTAATCAATACGTTGGTAGAGGCGTCAAACTCTAAATTGACGCCCATACCTCTACATGCCCACCAAATCTTTGCTACCTTTACACCAGTGCAAGTTTCACCTTGACTGTTAGCAGCAAGTGCAGATACATCAACTTTTTTTACAGCTGATTCACCGCTGCCATCACTGACATTGGTAAATTTTAAAACGGCGATTCTGTCGCCATCAGCTATGGTTTGTGAAGTTACTGTATCAGCCATAATTTATCTCCTATTATGCGTCAGCAAATGGCGTAACTATAGTGCCTGAACCTAAGATGATACCTTCTACTGCGTATTTAGCAGAAGCCATAGCAGTTACTTTTACGATACTGCCTGCTAAGCCACCTTTTGTTGATCCGTTCATTGTAATTACATCGTTACTAGCGCCTGATATAAAAGTTTTACCAGTAGCATCGTCTTTACCTGTGTAAAGCCCACCGACAAACTTATCAGTACCATCGGTTTTGATATCCATGTCAGTAGCTGCTGTTTCTACCACGAAGAAGAAAGTAGCTCCTAAATTATTTAATTGATTAGGATCGTCGTCTCTGCCTGGAGCAGTAGCAACAATACTAGGTAAAGTAAATTTACCGTCAGCATCGTTAGTAGTTAAAATTTTTCCTGCGTGTGCAGCCACGGTTAAAGTTGTGTCTGCGGTTAAACTGACCACGTTTGCATTACCAGCAGAAATAAATCCTGCCAGTGATTTTACTGGTCCACTGAAAGTTGATTTTGCCATATTAAGTCTCCTTAATTATATTTATCGTCTCGGCTTGTCTGCTAGGTCAGTCGATAAATAGTTAATGTTGTCCCTAGTTGATTTTTGATTATAACAAAAAAAAGGGGCAAATAAATGCCCCTTTGTTTAATCTCTTTGAGTTATAAAGCAGAGATTAGAACTTCATTAAGATCTGTTTGTTTACGCTCCTGGTGAACCGAATACACATCTTGGGTTAGAGAACCCAAATGAGTATCTTTCTCTCGCCTTGAAACGCATGTTACCCGTGTCAAAGTCACCTTCCATAGCAGTAGACAAAGGAGTTCTTTCAAAATGCTTAAACCCATCAGGGCAATCAGTTTTGATAAAGAACGCATCTGTATCTGTTAAGAAGTGATTGACGACGTAACCATCAGGCACCATGCCCATGTTTCTTACGGCGTTAATGTCGTTGTCAGAAGTGCCAACTCTTCCTGGTGTGCCCATGAGTCTGTCAGCAACAAACTGTAGATTTGTAGGAACGATTAGTTTCATACCTCTAAGAGCAAGGATCATGTCCCTGTCATCTTTGAAGTTAGCTATATCGATCAATGAATTTTCCAAAGAAGTTTCATTCAAATCAGCAGCAGTGCTTAACTCGTTACTCAACGTGCCGCCACTAGATAGAGGGTGGTCAGTAGCACAAAGCTCTTTCCCATCTCCACCAGTAAAGCTTGAGTTGAAGGCGTTATTCAATATAGCAGCAGATTTGACTTGCTTAGTGTGCGCCATACTTCTAGCTAATGCTTTTGTGTATCTTGCACCAAGTCTGTCATACAAGTTATCTTCGATAGCTTCCTCTGTGAGAGCAAATGCTAACGCAACTGTCTCGTGAGTGTATCGAGCACTGTATGATTCTGAAGCTGTATCAAAACTTACACCTTGTCCCTCAGTCTTTGTAGGGGCGTTACCGAAACCTACGAGTAGCACATCTTCTTCAAACGCTCTGTCAGAAGAAACTGTGTCGTAAATTTCAGCGTGCTCGTTTTCGTATCTTTGATACTCCATTCCGAAAAGAGCATTCAAACCAGGCTCTAATTCTTTTGCTAATTGTGCTCTAGATATTGCCATTATTAAACCTCTTACGCTAAGCCAGCGCTTTTCACGCCCATAACGTGGTTTTGTATAACCACGATTACGTTAGTGCCAACGCTTGCTGTATCGGAATTTTCTGGATCTTGCGAAATATCAATAGCTTTCAAAGGAAGCGTAGCTGTTGTAGCTCCAGTTGAAGTGTCTAATTGAATGTTTGAAGTTCCAGAACTTGTGTCACCAACAGGAGAAGACTCAACTACGTCAAAGTTACCAAACAAGTCAGTTATAGGGAATGCCTCATCTGACTGTATGCTAAATTCGACCATTGGGTCATCTATCACGTTGGCGATAATGTCGCTTGCGGCGATGCTACCAGGGTAGTGATTTTTAAAGACCTGTTCGCCAGTAGTAGGATCAGTGTATGAGACACCGTTAAAGACACCAACAATTGGTACAGTACCACTTGCAGCATGTCTACCGATAGTTCCAGCAGTGAGTTGAGTTACCAAATCACCTTGGAAGATAGCAGTAGTTGCGCCACTTGCGATTCTGTATCTTTGTTGTCCGCCTGTCCACGATTGTCCACCGACCTTTCTAACTGGGATCAAGCCCATTTTAGTAGTTTCGTTTGCCATGTTATTTTCGACTTAAATTCCAAACGTTAAAATAAAGAAGAACTATTAATTCTTAGTTCCCCCACCAAATGAAACCTTACTATTCCTTTCTCTAGAGATAGGCATAGCAGGATTCTCTTCACGCATTAGGTCATTGTCAACTGCTGTCATTTGGTTAGCGGTTTGTTGTTGATAATACTGATCACGTTGTTCGACAACGTTCTCGTCAATTTTGCAGAGTATCAACCCACCAACACCGATGACGCCAGCATGACGACCATCATCAATTGTAGGATAATCGTAACCAGGAACCTCTTCAGGTTTAACTGGCTCCCAACCTTCTCTAAATCTCTTAGAGACGTTGCTGCGATCATCGAAACCTAAAACTTCCGCTCGTATCCAACGATACTTAATGCCCGGAGGCGGATCGTTAGGTACTTCTAACATACTTGGAGGAGTCCAAGGCTGTTTGGCTTTTTTAGATTCCCTAGTATCTTCAGACCTAGGAGTTTTGTTAACTGTATTTGTTTCCTTACTCACGATTTTTGTAACCTCGCTTTTTGTATTGCGTAATCTTTAAATGAAACGCCTAAACGTTTCGCCAATCTTTGCTCGCTTGGAGAAAGCTCCACTCGATTACTTTGTTTGCGTCCGCTTGATGTTGTGCGTGATGGTGAAGCAACCGTTTGGACGGGTTTTTGGTCAGCTTCCACGTTATTAAACCTGTTAGGCAATTCGTTCTTCAGCCTAGTATCTAATTCATTGTAATACTCATCAGAGTTTAAATCAAAACCTTCGCCTGCTAACTCTTCATGAATCGACAAAGCTACGTTGGTAGCTATTCTGTCGGATCCAAACCAAGCGTTTTTTTCAGCCCAACCTTGAGCTTTTGGCGATGGTTCGCTGTACTCTTCAACTTGCGGTGCAGGTTGAACAGCCTCTGGTGTAGTTTGTTCTTTTGGAGCGTTAGCTTTTTCCATTTTTACTCTGGATTCGCTTGCTTCAATAAATTTTTTCTCAGCTATTGCTGTGCTCAAAGCTTCTGTCGCTCTAGAAATTGAATCTGAATCGTTAGCTTCAACCGCTTGTTTATGCGCTTGTTTTGCTAATTCGATCGCAGCGTCGGTTTCGTTTTTGCGACTTTCGAACATATCTTCTTCAAACGTTTGCTTGCTTGTTTTTAGACGTTCGTTTTCTTCTTGCAGTTGTTTAGCGTATTGAACAGCCATCAACTCTCTGCGTTGAAAGTCTTTCGCTTGCGCTACTGCTTTGTTGATTCGGTTCTGCGCGTAGGCAGCTTTCTTTTCGACCTCAGATTTATCTTTGGTTTCCTCAACAACTTTTTGACTTGTTTCAAAGTCCTCTGTGATGTCGTCTTCTTGTAAAGGTTTGAGTTCGTCTTTGTTATCGTCTAACTCAATAAATTGAGTTTCTTCAGAAACATCTTCGTTTACTCTTTTACCAATGGGCATAGCAGCTTTTTCAATCTGCTCTTCCGATATTTCTGGTAGTTTGTATTCTTCTTGTTCAGCCATAATAAATCACCTATAAAGTTTTAATGTCGTCAGGATCTGCAATCGTTCCAATAACTTCATCGTCGTTAATTATCCTTACCTCATGGTTGTCTTCTAGGCGAAACCTCGCGCCAGCGTAACGACCAATCAATACCCAGTCTTTTTCCTTACACCAAGCAACGCCTTCAAACTTACCTTCATCTTGGTAAGCCGTAGGCCCAACTTTCAAAACGTAAGCAACCACGGTCGCTAACGATTCGCGTTCTAAAGTTGAACTGGTTAAATGAATTCCACCTTCGGTGACAGCTCTGCCTTGATAAGGCAAAACTAGGAGTCGCCAGCCGGTGGGACTTGGTAATCTTTCTAGTAGTGATTTGTCTAACAGAGACGGATCGAGCACTCTGTTGTCTGGTTCTACGAAAGCTGAATCTACGTTTGTGGCTTCTTGCGCTTTCGCTTTTGCTCTTTCTTCTGCGATGTGTTTTGGAACTGATAGTTCTGACATCGATTATTCCTCTTCTTGCAGCGCCTCTCTTATTTCTGCTTCCAAGGAGCGAAGTGCTGTTAATTCTCCAATGTGGAAGCGATAGTCTTCCACGGATTGTATATTACCCGCACCTAATGTTTCAAGTATATCTTGTTGTCTTTGATTAATTTTTTTTAACAACCAATCAGCTAGGTTTACTGCATCCACCTAATAGTCTCCCCAAATTTTTACTTTTTTGCCGCCGTAATACTCAACCGCATGCCCTTCTTTTATCAATATTTGACAAATATCTTCACCGTCTTCGGTGTACGGTATGCCTAATATTCTGCCGTACTTGCCTTTGCCTAAAGATTTTATTTTAAATTTACCGACGCATAATTCTTGCAATCTTTCTTTCGCGGCAAGACCTAATTTTTTTTCAGCTAGATCTCTAGTTCTAGATTCTGGAGTATCAATGCCGTGCAGACGTACGCGCTGTTTGTGCAGTTTCACGTCAAAACCAAGATCTAAAATTATGTCGATCGTGTCGCCGTCAACCACTCTATCGAGTTCGGCTTGATATACAAAGGCTTCTGGATTATCACTCATAACTAGGAGTCAGTGCCTGACAAGCGATCCTTGGGGAGGGTTATGAAGTTGCGTACAGACACTGACAATTACTTATCCCTTTTAATTAATAATTCTGCTTGTTTAATTCTATTCGATGCGTCCAATCTATCTCTACCTAGATCGTCTTTCATTCTCGCTATCTCTTGAGTAACGTTTAATCTGTCTTGTGCTAGTTGCATATCTTGCATAACTTTTTGTGCATCGAACTGTTGTTTAGCAAAAAACTCTTCGCGTTTTCTATCGACGTCTTGAGCTTTGATATCTAATTCTTTATCGCGCAACTCAACCAAAGGATCTGGCGGTGGTGCTGGTGGCACGAAGGCAGCGTTCACTTGTTCCATCAAAGTAGCTTGTACTTGTGCTACGTCTCTAGCCACAGCCGTTTGCATTCGTTGCAACATTATCTGAGCTTGTTCGGGTGGCATTTGTTGAATCATTTGCATGGTCTGCATGTAGCCAGGGTCTTGTTGGTTTTGTTGTTCCACCAACTCGGCAGCACGCAACGCAACGTGTTGATAAACGTGACCTTGCACGGCGCCTAAAATAAGCGGATTGGTCATCACGTTAGTGGTACGCGCAAACGATAAATGCACGTTGATGTGCGCATCGTGGTCTTGTCCAGGGAACGCTTGTACCTGTTGTCCAGACAGTAGCAATTGGTTTTCCGTTGCAGGGTCAGTTGGCATCGGTTGCGGTGGTGGAGGTAACAAGCGTTCGATGTTCTGTACGCCCATAGCAGAATACATTCTGCGATAAGCTTCGTAAGTTCCTTGCGGCCCGTGTATCTGTGGGTTTGAGTTTACGACCGTTAGTATCTCTTGTGCCAACATAACACGTTGACTCATGGAGAATATGTTCGGATCCGATACGGGCAAGACATCGACACGATCGTCAAAGTCTATTTGTTTGATCATGCGATCGCCGTTGGATGTCATGTACGGATATTCTGGCGGTAAGTATTCAGCGAATACTTTTGCCAATAAACCAAACTCAAAGCGTTGCGAAGAATGCAAACGTTTATGAATGGCTGACATGACTTTGGTACCACGCTCTAACAATGCGACCGTGGTACCAACGGGCATTGCTTGATTAGCGTCACCGATTTGCATGTCCGCCAACGCTGCAAATCTTCGACCGCTATCAACCAATGTGCCTAATAAATTCAGTAATGTGCCCGAGGGTTCTTTGAACGGTAACGGCACAAACGCATCCCGTAGGCTACCGCCTGGTGCATCCATGTCACGAAACTCTCCAGGCTGTAACGGTTGATCGTCGTTACGAATACGGATACCCCTTGCTTTGAAACCAGCGGGTAAGTTCGATAGCGTGCCCGCGTCAATCAATTGTCGCAAAATGGAGGTTGACGCTTTGGATAGCCCACCAATCATATGCGTCAACCCGAAGCCGTAAAAGCCTAAACCTGGTAAAAACTTGTAGTGAACAAAATAGTTAATACGTTTCTTGGTAATATCGTTGGCTTTGTAGTTCCTACGAATCGATAGGATTTCGCTTGAATTAGTGGACAAAGTTATGACGTACGGCAGTTTGATGCCCGTTGGTTCGCCTTCTTCGTCTAGATCCTCGTAGCCTGGTAGATCCAGTTCGGTGTGTATTTCGTAAACGTTGCAAGTATCGCTTTCGTTGTAGCTTGGTTCGATGCCTTGCAGATCGTCTATCTCTGATTGCACCTCATCGTAGTTATCGTCAATGATCGCACTCGTTGATATGTCAACGTCACGATAGAAACCCGCTTGTTGTAATTTACGCACGTCGTTCATCGGCATTTCGATGATGTGCGTTATTCTGGTGGCGCTGTAAATATCGGTGGTGGCGTAGGGCACAACAAGATCTTCGGCGGGCACGAAACGCGACACCGCTCGACGTAAGTTGTTGTCGTAATAAACTTTACGGAACGCAGATCCAGATAGCGGTAAGTAAAACAATAGCTGATCGGTTTCGCTGTCGTACTCTTCCATGACGCTCATCAGTTGGTAATTCATGAACTCGCGCACTCTGTCGGCTTGAGCATCGGAATCTGGCGTGACCGCACCGATGACTTGTGTGCGCACAGGACCGTTTGAAGGTATCAACTCCTTGTAAGCTTGCGCCTGGAACTGAGTGACCGATTCTGCAAGTAGCGGGTGCATAACTCCTGAAGCGCCCTCAAACGGTTGCGAACGTTCTTCGTAATTCATGCCGAGAGTTTCGAGCCCTTCTTTGTAGGTGTCCTCCCAGTTTTGACGCGATGACTTGTCGCCGTCAACGGCATCAATCAAATCGTTGTAAATGCCTGTCAGCTCGTCTTCATCGATAAGCTCTGCTAAGTTTGCGTTAAATTCTTCTTGTATGTCTGGCGCTAACACGGAACCGAAAGATATGGTGCCGTCTTCAAGCGTTTCAAAATTAGCTAAGTCTATGTCGCTGTCTTCTGGCAGACTGACCTTGATTGACTTGTCTTGATTCTCAACGTCTAGATCTATTTGATCTTCTGCATCTATTGCTTTTTCTATATCCGCCATCAGTGTAGTGTCTTTTTCTTACCTGTTAACTCTGTGCTTACGATATCGGTAAGCTCTCCAATAACTATTAGTCCCATAGTGTCGGCTATTTCTTGCGCAGAGTCAAAGTCTGTGGCAAAAATATTTGGCCCAGCGTAAATCTTGTCGTCGGTTTCTTCGGTGAACTCTGTTAGGTATATTTTTAGATAGTCGCTAAGCATCGCTCGATATAGATTTAGCTCTTCTCTCTGCGGAGTTTAATAATTTTTCGGCGTGATCGGTTAGTTTGATGCCGTGCTCGTAAGCTTCCATTTGCTCTTCAAGAGACATTTCACCTTTTTCTAAAAAAGCTATGATCTTTTCCATGCGATCTCGAGCTTCCTCAAAAGAAAGTTCGTCGATGTTTACAGACATGCGCTAGTCTTCTTTTTTTTCGACTCTAACTTCTGTGTAAGCTTCGTTAACGTCAGGAGTTGATTTGTCGTCGGCAACAAATTTGCCGTCTTCATCTCTAGCTCTGACTTTTTTTCTTTCTGTGCCAGTTAAAAAATCAATTGTTTTTTTGAACCATTCCATTTTTTTCTCCTTAGACTATCTTCCTAGTCTTTGATCTCTTCTTTTATTCGCTCTTTGTCTTAAACCGCTAAAGAATGACTTACCTTTTTGAGTTCTTGCCTTTCTTCTTTTAGCTCTTTCAGCTACTTTAGCGTCTCTTTTTTTAGCTTGAGCGGTTTTTGTTTTAGTCGCTACAGCCGTTGCAGATTTTCTAAAAGGACCACCAGCTTTTGTTTTCTTTGTAACAGGCTTGCCTGGTTTTATTGGTTTTGGGTTTCTTGAGTTTAAATATTCGCGCAAAGTTTTAAAACCAGCTGCTTTAACTTGATCGGCTGTTACTGTGCTGTATTGTTTTCCTTTGAAGGGAAAAGTAGAGTTTGGGCCCT